TGCGTTTCCCGACGTTGACGGACGGGAGATCCCCGTCCGCAATCAGGCGATACACCGACGCCCTGGAGATCTGGAACTCGCGGGCGACGTCCTCCGGTTTCAAGAGCCTGGTAGGCGCCGAGTCCGGAGGCGGGGCTTTGCGTTTTGGGGTTCCCCCAGAGGTTCCCCCACGTTTTCGCACTGCGCGTATTTTGGCCTATTTTTAACTAATTTAAAATACGCTTGGGGCGACCCCGCACGCGCCACGGCCGAAAAAATCCCCGTAAACCCTTGTATTCATTGGCGCGCCCGGCAGGTCTCGAACCTGCGACCCTCGGCTTAGAAGGCCGATGGTCAGCCGCATAAGTATGTGATTCGAGATGACTTCCACGCGGGGTTCCCCCACGGGGTTCCCCCACAAGGCCAGATCGCGCCTATTTTGCGGTCACGAAGTACGTACTTTCGCGTCACGCCCCGACGACTTCGATCGTCACCGTCAGGTACGTGATCACCGCGCCCGCGCTCCAGGCTTCGTTATTCAATTTCGAGATGATCAACTGATTAGGGAACGCGGGGTTCGCCAGGACGTACCCGTGCGCGTTGACCCCGCCCTGCTGATGAATCGCGGGGCTCACCCCGTACGCGTTGAGGTTGTACCCCGTGGGCATTTTGAGACGGAGCCCTGACGTCGAGCCCGTGAGCGTGCCCGACACGGCGACGTGGAGTCGCATCGTAAACCCGACGATCGTATAGCGGTGCACCTGGACCCCGCTGCCGATCACGGTCCAGGCGACGCCCGCGTCGGCAGTGAAATAGTTCGCGGGATCGAAGGGGACGGGGATCCAGATCCCATCGGGGCGCCAGGTCGCGCCGTAGTTCGGATCGCTTGTGTCGCGGACGAGCGTGTACCCCTGCGTCCCGCCCGTAAACGCGTGCCCGTCGTTCCAATGTGACGGCTGGACCTGGGTCGCGTCGGGCCCGTCGGGCTTCGCGCTCCGAAACCGATGATCGAGAGTCTTCATGTTTGCTCCAGCAGGAGGCGCGCCAACACATCATCGAAACTGAACCGCGTCGTCGACGCGTTGACGACGCGGCGCGGGTACACGTCCGGCGCAAACGCGACCTCGTCGACCGTGACCCGCTGAATGAGGAAATCCCCCGTCAGATTCGTCGGCGCGGGGAGCGCGACGTGGACCGTCCGGCCGCTCCGGGCTTCGGGATCGTGCGTCGTGTAGGTGAGCCGCGTTTCGATCGTCTTGAAGAGCGCGAGCTCCGCCAGGCCCCGCGCGCGGGCGCCGTCGTCGCTCAACCGGCGATCCTGGATGTAATGCTCCACGATCCCGTCGCCGCCTTCCACGGCCGCGAGCGCCGTCTGGGCGGCGGCGTCGTCGACCTGGACGATGAGTTGCACGTCATCGCCGATCGTCGCGCGTTGCGGCGGCGCCACGCCCGCGAGCGTGGGCGCGGTCGACAGGACGGTCCCCGCGGGAATCTCGGCGGCGATCGCCCCCTGGCCCGAGGCGGGGATCCCGGTCAGCGAAAAGCGGCCCGCCGCGGTCGCCGTGCCCGTGTACCGGATCACCTGCTCCTCGACGAGAATCCAGCCGGCCGTCGGAATCCCGGTGAGCGCGTCGACCTCGAGCGTCGTCGCGCCCGCCGGCGTCGGGGGCGGTTGCGAGCCGGACTGGCCGGGGATGCCTTGCGGGGGGAGCGGCGCCCCGCCGAGCGCGGTATCCGCGGCGGGATCGGTGTACGTCGTCGTCGTGTTGTCGTTCAACGCGACGAGCTCGCGCATTTGCGATCCGCCCGCGGCGGTCCGGAACACGCGCCGGCGCACGGTCCCCGCGGGGCCGAGCGCGATCCCCGAGACCAGGACCGCGCCCGTCGTGACGCGGTTGATCGTGGGCGCGAGCTGGCCCCCGGTTGCGGGGAGCGTATCGGCAAACGTCGTCGTAACGTTGTCGCCAATGTGCGCGACCAGGCGGTACTCGCCCCCGCCATCTTTCCGGTACAGCCGGCGGGCGACGACGCGGGCATCGGTCGACGTCGGGAGCGTCACCGTCGCCCCTTCCCCGCTATCGGCCGTCGAGAGAATCGGGAGCGCGGCCGTCGGGAGCGCGGCATCGGCCGAAATATCGTTGAACTGTCCCGAGCCCTGGACCGCCATTACGAAGCGGTACGGCATAGCGGCGCCCGCGCTCGTCGCCGCGGTTGTCGATCGGTAGATTTTTTGTGCGACGACCCGCGGATCGGTGACTGGCACGATCGCGATAACGTGGGTCTGGATCCCTGGGGTTGTTTCGACCGCGGCGCCGAGCGGGGACGGCGCCGTTTCCCCCGCGGCCGTGACGTACGTCACACGGTACGCGCGAAACCCGACGTCGACCGCGCCGCCCGCCGACGCGTTGACCGACGGGGGCGCCGCGGGTGCCGCGACCGGCCGCCCCGTCACGATCGGCCCCCCCGTCGTCGCGATCGTCTCATTGCCCGCCGCGTCGACGTAACTGGTCGCGTACGTGGCCGTCACCCCCGCCCGGATCGGCCCCGCGATCGGCGGGGTCGGCAGGGTCGCGGTCGTCGGGGGCGGGTTCGCGGCCGGGGCAATCGTCAGGGGTGCGGACGGGGCGCCGACGTCTGACCGCCGCCCGTCGGACAGTTCCACCGTCACCGCGTACGTATAGGGCCCGCCCGACATCTGCCCGGGCGTCGACGCGGGCGCGAGCGCGGCCGCCGGGGCGCCTGGCGCCGGCGGCGGCGGGATCGGGTCGACGGGCGGGATGTCCGCGGTGAACAGGCCGAGCGTGTTCGCCTTAACCCCGCCGGCGTGCGTCCCGGTATACGTCACGAGCGCGGGCCCGATCTTCGCGCGGCCGCCGGCCGCGGGGAAGGGGAGCACCGTCGACAGCGGGATCAACGTATCGACCGTCGTGAGGGTCGCCGCCGCGGTCCCCCCGGCCGCTTCCACGATTACGCGCGTTCGGACCTGGGTCAGATCCGCGGAGATCTTCAGGCCGCTGAACCGGCCGCCTGGCGTGATCGGCGCCGGGGCCGGCCCCGGTTCCGTCCCGACGAAGAAATGCAGATCGCCGACGTAGTCGACATACCAGGACGCCCCGATCCCTTTCGCCAGGCGCGAGAGGGCGCCCGACACATCTTCGAACGTGAACGTCATCCCGGAGATCGAGGGCAACCCGGCCTGGACGTGGGCCGTCGTGATGACCGGCGCGAACCGGGCGATCAGGTCCTTCACGATCGTCGTGACGCTGGCGGTGAGGTACTCGGTCGTCACGGTGCGATGATTCAGGCGCCGCGAGAAGTCGACACAGGACAGGTCGTAGCGGACATGTGTCGGGATATCGAGCTCCGCGTACTGCTCGCGGACGGTGATTTGTCCGCCGAAGATCTGCGTCGCGGGGTCGATCGCGCCGAGATAGATCGCGATCGGCGCGCCCGGGAGGATCGGCGGGGGACTGATCGGGCCGGACGGGGTCATATCGGTCGTAAACGCGGCCGGATCGAACGCGTGGACGGCGAACGCGCCTGAACCGGGGGCGGAGGGCCGCGGGGCCGCGACCATCGTGAGCGCGGCGGTGTTCGGCGCATCGTTCAACAGGTCATCGATCCGGAGCCGGCCGAGGCGCGCGAACGGCGTGAGGATCCGCCCGCCGACGACGACGACGACATCGGTCGCCGCCACGTTACACCGTCCCCAGGCGGCGCGTACCCCTCATGCCTTGCATGACCGCGCTCGACACGAGATCGGCCATCATCGCGCGCGTCTGGGGATCATCGGTCCCGAGCATCCCCGACATGTTCACGGTGATCGTCGTGGCCCCCGCGCCGCCCCCGCCCGCGCCGGCGGCCGCGCCAGGCGTGAGCGTCCCGAGCGTGATCGGGTCGCCGAGTGACGCGAACCCCGCCGCGACGTCGCCGACGGCCGCGAGCGCGGGATCGACCATGATCCCGTCGAGCCGGCCGAAGTGTTCCGCGATCCCGTCGACCAGGTCAGGGACCGACGACATCCCGATGATTTCGTTGTACATCCAGCGAAACACGTCGACGATTTTTCCGGGGAGCTTGATCACTTCGCCGATCAACCAGGCGAGTTTGTCGAAGAGCCACATCTTCAGGTCGTTGTACCACTGCGCGACCGTCGCGATCGTGGCCTTGAACGCGGCGGGGAGCGTGTCGACGAGAAACCCTTTGATCGCGGCGACCGCGTTCTTCACGATCGCGACCATGTCGTCCCAGTAGTGCCAGACCGCCCAGACCGCGAGCACGGCGCCGATCTGCTCGTTGAAATCGGACATCTGGTTCTTCATGTTCTCGATCTTCCCCGTCGTCGTTTCCATGTCCGCGGCCGCTTGCCCCCCGAATTTCTGGTTAATCGCGT